GAATCATAGTTCCAGTAACCTGCAACCTTCTTCAGTTTCAGTTTGAAGTTAGCACCCTGCCAGAAATCAAAAGGATTGATTGCCTCCTCATCTTCAAATTCAGGTTGCATTGATTCCATAATCTTATCAAAGATTTTCTTACCAAACTTATACAGCATCACCTTACCCTCATTCTGAGGATTTGCTTTGTCCTGCACAACATAGATGTTGGCATAATAGGACAGTTTACGCTTTTGCTTACGAACAGTATCTTTATCTGCTTCGTTACCACTGTTCCAGAGTTCACGATTGTGCTCACCAAGAGGGTCTTTCTGACCAATAGTGGTGAGAGAGTTCTCAATGTACCAACCACCAGGGCCCTGGAATGCGTGGGAATACATCTTTGCCCAAGGAAGTTCCTCAGCATCAGGTGCAGGAAGGAAACGAATAACGGCATAACCATTACCGCTTTTGTCCATTTCTGGTTTCCAGAGACGCTCATCTGCGCCACCGGCTTGTGTATTCATTTTTTCTACTTCTTTAACCAGTTTGGCGGTCAAAGACCCGAGAGAGGATTGCTTTTTAAGATTTGCGAATGTCATTAGATTTGTATGTATTTGGCTTGTGGTTGTACTTCAGTACTATAATCCTATTCTGTTGTATCGTCAAGGTGTTTTTTCATAATTTCTAACATGTTAGACATGTTAGAGAAAACCATATTGATATCAACATCAGGGGGAAGACCCATATTTGATGCACCTTCTAATATTCTCTTTTTCATCTCTTTTGCTTGAGGGTCATCAGATAAACTTAAACGAGTATAGAGAACTCGCTGCTTATCCAAAAGTCTCTCAAGCAATCTGACATGAAATAGTTTTTCTTCTTTATTCATAGTAGGAAAAGAGAAGACATTTTTATAAACGTCTTCTTGCAATTCCTCTATTTCCGTCATTTCGGCGCGGACTACCTCAGAGTCGAAAAAACTCATTCATCTTCTACAGTTTCTTCTGCTTCAGGTTCAGTTTCTTCTCCACCTTCCTTACTTTCTTCAATCTGAGAGAGTGCATCAATAGCACCTAAAATCTTAAGGTACGTCACACGCGCCGTTTCAATTTGATTCTCGATTTCAGTTTTTTGCTTAATAAGGTTCTCAAGAACCTCAGAATTTTCTAGTGCCATAGTTATCTCCTATTGTGAATGATACTCCTTAAGATTTTCTTGTAGCGAAGCACATCGATATTTAGGAACGAAGAATATTTTCTTATTTTAAGACTTACGGTTTCCCACACAGGGTCTTTTAAGTCTTCATCAAAGTCATTCCTAAAACCAAGTACCTGCTCTAATATTACCATACTTTCTATGGAAATGTCACCCCCTAGATACTTTTTAAGAATAGGGGGATGCCCTGTTTTACTAGCAAATATTGAATCAAAATTCTGTCCTGCTAGTATCGGTTCCATTTCTTCTTTGAACAAATACGCTAGAGATTGATTTCTCTTTCTCCAATTCAAATATCTATTTTCTCCTTCCTTTACCATTTCACCAATCCACAACTTACTTGGGTCAGTGCATACGACAAAGTTAGATACAAAGAATTCTTCAACTTCTTTATCAGATTTGTTCCTTGCTAGTTTTTCAAACCAGAAACGATCTTTCCTCTTATAAAAAGATTGAAGAGAGGCACGACTCTTACCGCGATATTTGTGATAATCGTATTTCTCTTTGGTGAAATGGTTTTTTAACGACAAGTAGCATCGATAAGCATCATAAGGCATCATTAAAAAAACCTAATAGGGCAAATTTTTTGTGGGATATTTTTGCGCCCTTTTTTGGATTAAAGGGGCAATTTTGCTCTGGAGGTCCTTTTTAAAAAGTTTAACTCCATTGCTTCGTACTTAATCTTTTCTTTTAGTGGTTTCGTAATCAGTTTAGGAACTGATTCAACATCAATACTATTCTGCTCACAGAAGTGAACGATAGCATCGATGTAACTCATGCTTGAGTTTTTCTGCACAAGTGTTTCAATTTCTTGTGTAAATTTTGATGGGCAGAAGAATTTATTTTCTAAAACTTTTTCTAGTTCATTCTGCATTCGGTGTCCTAGTATTGTGAGATACAAATTCTTTAATGTAACGAACTAACAATTTAATATAATCGGACTTGTTCCTTTTGTCAAATACCTTTATCTCTCCTCCAGGTGTAACCATCAGAGTGATAAGTTTCTTGACCGGAATACCAGTCATCTCATAATAAGCAGATGCATAGAACATCTCCTGAACGAAGTAGTTTTCAATCCACTTCTCAGGTTTAATCTTTTCAGATGTCTTAAAATCTATTACCGCCAGTTCTCCTTCATACTCTGCTATGCAGTCAACTCTCCCTGCTAATCCAAGGTACTCAGAATAAAGGGTGCGTTCAATAGCATGTATGTTATTTATCTTATCAAGTTCTGGTTTCAAATGATGAAACATAAACTTAGATAAGGGACGATAATTGTCCCAGTTTAACTCTTTATTAAGTAGATAGTCTTGTGCTACTTCATGAAAGTCTGTGCCTCTCTTTGCTGCTCTATTTGTAATACGATTTGCTTCTTCAATACCAACTCTTTTCCTCCAATCAACAAAAATTTGTCGATTGTAGAACGATGTTACGGATGTAATAGAAGGCACCCAATCTCCACTAGGTAGATTGTAGAGACGGATGCCGTTAGTTTCTTTTTTGTTTAGTTCAATATCACCTAGGTAATTACAATGAGCAAACTTCATAAATTCATTTCCATTTTTGCTAACAAATATTCTTTACACAGACCAGAACGAACGATATCATCAACGCCAAATTCAATGATATCAACGGAAGGCATGATACGTAAGACTCTCATGAAGTCTGCAATACCATTCCTCTCATTCTGTTTTGTAAGGTCGGTTTGAGTTGCATCACCACAGAACATGATTTTTGAATTCTCACCAACTCTTGTGATTATACTATCAAGTTCATGAAAATTCAAGTTTTGGAATTCATCAACGATGATAATAGCATTATCTAAAGTAGTTCCTCTTATAAAGGAGGTGGACCAAAAACTAATAGTTCCTTGCGCTTTTAAATTACCATACAGCATCTCAAAATCAGATTCTGTAGGCAGTTCATACATGTACTTGACCATATTTTTATATGGTATTTGATACAGAGAAGATTTATCTTCATGGTCTCCAGGAAGAAAACCAATTTCTCTGGTAGCTACAAGAGACCTTACGATGTAAATCTTTTCGTAAGGCGATTTCATATCAGATACATCTTTTAGTGCATTATACAAGGTAATAAATGTTTTACCTGTGCCTGCACATCCATATGCGACAATGTTCTGATCATTTTTATAGCAACGAAAAAGTTCTTGTTGATTCTCTGTAAGAGGTTCAACTTGTTTCATTAGATCAGAATTGATCGGTTTCTTTCTTTTCATTGTTCGATTACTTGTACCAAAAGGAACGGGTGACTTTGATCTTTTAGCAGGCATAAAAAGAATTAGATAGGACGGACATTGGAACCGGGCATCTTCGATGCCCTTCGCAAGACATCGTTCCAACCAGGGTGAGATTTTTTGAGTTTGTCGTAAACCTCTCCAACCTCACCACAAGCGGCAACACCTGCCATCCAATCTTTGTCCCATTCTGGATTATCTTTTCTCCATTCTTGATACTCACTCATCGTCATACTAAGTTCTTTTTGCTCTTTCGTCTCTAAATTAATAACAGGATATTTTGGCATAAACCTCAAGTATTAGTATGAATATTTATGAAACCCATTCCATTGCTTCAGCAACGGCAGGGAATTGTTCACAGAAGATTTCTTTCGCACCTAATGCAAGGTCCATATGTTCCTTCTGTGTACCGTTTGCAGAACGCAAATCGATATAATGAATCCATGAACGAACTGAGCCCGTCATGTAGATTTTTGTGGGACAGGCGAGAGGGAGTACAAAACGCGAACACTCCTTTGCAATCCCAGCATCAAGCATTTCTTGATATAGATCCATAGATTCTGCAAAGAGTTTTTGCATCTTCATCCGAAACTTCTCCCGCGTAAACGAGTCAATGTCATCAATAGAGTTCTGACGATTCTTGGTGTCTTGTCTGCGTAGTTCAGGTAGAGGGATCGTCTTCGCGAGTAAGGAAGAATCAGCATAACGTTGTGAAAATTCCTGATATGTAAATGAGCGGTGACGAAGCACTTGAGCTGCGATACCCCTTGTAGTATTCAACTCCAGAGTCATGTATGCTTGCTCAAAGATACTCCAGTGTTGATGATTCACACAATACTTCAACAATCCAGAGAACTTTTCATTCTCTTGATTGTTTGGATTACTTACTCTTGCACAGTAAGCCATATGCTTCTCAGCATCAGGGGTTACGCTGATTAGTTTTACGTTGTTCTCGCTCATCAAGTGTCTCGTTAATAATGTCTTTTAGTTCTTGTCTTTCTAAATCAGTAAAGACATTTCGT